TGTGGGTAACGATGGATATGAAAATGTTTATATTGAGGTTCCTCAAGTAAATCTTGATACTGTTATTGGTAAGAACTCTGAAGTTCATAAAGATATTGATGATTCTTTTGCTCATCAACAAAAAATCCATAATGAACATGCGGAAAGACAAAGTTATACTCCTACAAATCTCTATAAAGAATCTGATCTTGACTTTAAAAAGTTTAAATCTTCTGCTCAAAAAGAAGTCAACTACTTGGTAAAAGAATTTGAATGTCGTAAGGCTGCAGATCAGTATGCTCGTGCATCAACTGCTCGCACTGGTGTTCTCGATACATCTCGTCTTCATACTTACAAGTACAATGAAGACTTGTTCAAGAAAGTATCTGTGATTCCTGATGGCAAGAATCATGGTCTTGTATTTGTTTTGGACTGGAGTGGTTCTATGTGTGATGTGATGCTTGATACATGTAAGCAACTCTTCAATCTTGTTTGGTTCTGTAAGAAAGTATCCATTCCTTTTGAGGTTTATGCTTTTACTAGTGAGTGGCGTCGTGGTGAGTATGATTATGAAAATGATCGTTATCTTGCTGCAGACCGCACTCCACATTACCAAAAGAAAGATGGTCTTCTGGTTGTAGATGAAACTTTCTCCATGATGAATATTCTCACTAGTAAAGTTTCTGGTAGTGTTCTTGAGCATCAAATGTTGAATATTTGGCGTCTTGCTTATTGTTTTGGTAGGACTTATAGTTCTCCCTATACTTATCCAAATCGTCTTTCTCTCTCAGGAACTCCTTTGAATGAATCTCTGATTACTCTTCATCAGATTCTTCCTAAGTTCCAAAAGGAAAACAAACTTCAAAAAGTTCAATGTATTGTTCTTACTGATGGTGAAGCAAATCAACTTGTCCACCACAAAGAAGTTAAACGCCAGTGGGAAAAGAAACCATTTCTTGGAACTGGGTATATTAATCCACATACGACATTCCTTCGTGATCGTAAACTTGGAACTACCTATAAGATTGGATATGGTTATCATGAATTTACTGATGTTCTTCTTAGGAACCTGAAAGATAAGTTTACTTCCATGAACTTTATTGGTATTCGTGTTCTTGAAAGTCGCAACTTCAGTCGCTTTGTTCAAATGTATCATTCTCAACTTGAAAAAGAATATGAGAAAATTCAAAATGATTGGAAGAAACTGAAGAGTTTCACAATTACAAAGTCTGGATATGATGCGTACTTTGGAATGTCTGCAACTGCACTTTCTCAAGAAACTGAGTTTGAAGTTTCCGAAGATGCAACTAAATCCCAAATTAAATCTGCGTTCGTTAAGTCCCTTAAGACTAAAAAACTAAATAAAAAAGTTCTTGGTGAGTTCATTTCTTTAGTTGCATGAAACAAAAATTTCCATTCGAACATGTGGTAGAATACAATACAAAAGAAGTATGGATTAAATGTAATAGCAGTACAACTGCTATGGGCATTGACTCTTTAGTAAATAAGTACTATCCAGGATATACAGGTCATATTGCAAGTGAAGAGTACCTAAGAGAACTCAAGAACCAGTTGGCAAACTGACCACCGAGGTCCCAGGAGGACCTCTTTTTGCTCTATAATGACTAGGTTGAAACAAAGCAAACTAATGGCACTCTCCTCCGACTACATCCGCACTTCTCTACAGAACCTGTATGGAAACACCATCACTGGTGCTGATATCCGTGCCTGGTGTAATCTGAACGATGCTAACTATCAAACTGTTACTAAAAAACTTGATCAATTTAAAGTTGGTCGTGGTAAATGGAATCTTGAAGTGACGCAACAAAAAGTACAAGAAATCGAACGCACTTTCCAAGCACCTGCAGTGGTTCCCCCTATCGAACAAAACCTCATTCCCGATAAAGATGATACCTTCGTCAAGTTTGGTAACTTTGGTGATATTAAAAAAGTTATTCAGTCCAATATCTTTTATCCTGTGTTCGTCACTGGTCTGTCTGGTAATGGTAAAACTTTCAGCGTTGAGCAAGCATGTGCTCAACTGAAGCGTGAATTGATTCGTGTCAACATTACCATCGAGACTGATGAAGATGACCTGATTGGTGGTTTCCGTCTTGTCAATGGTGAGACTGTATGGCACAATGGTCCTGTAGTGGAAGCACTTGAGCGTGGTGCAGTGCTGCTGCTGGATGAGATTGACCTTGCTTCTAATAAGATCCTGTGCCTGCAATCCATTCTGGAAGGTAAAGGTGTGTTCCTCAAAAAGATCGGTCGCTTCGTGAAACCTGCCTCTGGTTTCAATGTGATCGCCACCGCCAACACCAAGGGTAAGGGTTCTGATGATGGTCGCTTCATCGGCACCAATGTTCTCAACGAAGCATTCCTTGAGCGTTTCCCTGTGACCTTTGAGCAGTCCTATCCCGCCCCTGCAACTGAGCAGAAGATTCTGGAAGGTATTGCTTTGGATCTGGGTATTGAAGATCGTAATTTCTGTAAGCGCCTGGTCGATTGGGCAGACATCATCCGTAAGACTTTCTACGATGGTGGTATTGAGGAGATCATCAGCACCCGCCGTCTGGTTCACATCATCCGTGCTTACAGCATTTTCCAAGATAAAGCAAAGGCAATCCAAGTGTGCGTTAACCGCTTTGATGATGAAACCAAGCAAGCATTCCTTGAACTTTATGACAAGGTTGATGCTGACTTTCAACTTCCTGTTGACGAACAGCAGTCAAACTGATAGGATATAAGGAGGTCAATGTGCCTCCTCTTTTTGTCCTTTACTATGAAATACAATGTCCGAAAACTTTGAGAGCACTTACGAAAGTTCAATCCCTAATCAAGATTTCTGGGAAGAAGATGGTATTAGTCTAACTGGAAATCCGTGTCCTTCTCCCGATATGTTTGTCCTTAGTTCCCGACTTTCTGGTGGACTTGGTGATGATCATCTATCTCTGAATCTACCTTCTACTTTTAATTTGAAAATGCCTGAAGATACAAACAAAAATGGTTTCTGGAAATATGAAGAAGATAAAACTCTGAAAGCAGTAGAAGAGTATATTGCAAGTACTTATCATTCTCACTACACTTCAGAACAATCTAAAACTCAAACTCTCGATTTGATTGAGAGTATTGGAGATGGTGAACCATTCACTCGTTCCAACGCTATCAAGTATCTCTCGCGGTTTGGTAAGAAGAATGGTAAGTCCAAAATGGACATTTTGAAGGCAATTCATTATTGCGTTCTTCTTTATCATTTCGCTGGACTTCATAAAAACACCACTAACACTTACAACTATTGATTATGAAACTCTCTGACAAAACTTTGACTCTGCTCAAGAACTTTTCTTCTATTAATCAGTCCATTCTGTTTAAAGAAGGAAGCAATCTTCGCACAATTTCTGTGATGAAAAATATTCTCGCAGAGGCAACAATTGAAGAAGAACTGCCTAAGGATTTTGGTATCTATGATCTAAACCAATTTCTGAATGGACTCAACCTCCATCAAAATGCTGAACTTGATTTTCAGAATGACGGTTATGTAGTCATTAAAGAAGGTCGTTCTCGTTCCAAATATTTTTTTGCAGATCCTAATGTAATTGTTACTCCTCCAGACAAATCTATCTCTCTACCCTCAGAAGATGTTTGTTTCATTCTTGATACCAAAGAACTTGATAAACTGCTTAAAGCTGCTGCTGTGTATCAACTTCCTGACCTGTCTGTGGTTGGTGAAGCAGGTGTTGTAAAATTGGTTGTTCGCGATAAAAAGAACGATACTTCCAATGATTTCTCTGTGGTGGTCGGTGAAACAGATGAGGTATTCACTTTTAATTTCAAAGTAGAAAACATCAAGATTATCCCTGGTTCTTATGAGGTGGTGATTTCTTCTAAACTTTTGTCACGGTTCAAGAATACTGGGTTTGATGTGACTTATTATATTGCTATGGAACCCGATTCTACCTTTGGTTGATGAATATCTTCGTTACTTCTCCTTGGCCCGCTGAGAGTGCTATTTGCCTCCCCGACAAACACATTGTCAAGATGCCCCTAGAGTGCTGTCAGATGCTCTCTATCGTTGCGTCAGAAAAATGGGGATACGGTTACGGCACTCTCCCTAAAGCAGATGGAACCCCCTACAAGACCGAGAAAGGAGCATTCCGCAATCATCCCTGCACCAAGTGGGCACTGGAGAGTATCCATAATGCCTACTGGTTAATCAAGTGGGGATTGAACTTGTCTGATGAATACTGCCTGCGGTATAATAAAACTCACTCCTGCTACAAAACCCTTGTGGATGCATACTACTTGTTTCCTAAGGGTAAGATTACAGAAGTGACTCCATTTGCTCGTGCTATGCCTGAGGAATGGAAGTTTGACGACACTATTGATACATTTGAAGCATACAAAAGATACATTGCATCCAAACCTTGGGTTGCTGATAACTATCTCCGTATGCCAGAAAGAAAACCTAATTGGATTTGATTATGGCAAGTGAATTTCTTTTTGTGGAAAAATATCGTCCTCAAGTGATTGATGACTGTATTTTGCCCGATGACACTAAAAAAACATTTAAGGAGTTTGTAGCGAAAGGTGAGATTCCAAATCTCCTTCTTGCAGGACCTCCTGGTATTGGTAAAACTACAATCGCAAAAGCATTATGTAATGAATTGGGGGCAGATTATTATGTCATCAATGGATCCGACGAAGGGCGTTTCCTGGATACTGTACGGAACCAAGCAAAGAACTTTGCTTCGACCGTCTCACTTACGGGATCTGCTAAACACAAAGTCATTATCATCGATGAAGCTGATAACACAGGGAACGATGTACAACTCCTACTACGGGCGAATATTGAGGCATTTTATAATAACTGTCGATTCATCTTCACCTGTAACTACAAGAACAAGATTATTGAACCTCTTCACTCCCGATGTGCCGTCATCGACTTCACCATCAAAGGGAAGCAAAGAGTTCAACTTGCAGGTAGTTTCTTCCAACGACTTCAATCAATCTTGGATGCGGAAAAGATTGAATATGATCAAAAAGTCGTTGCGGAACTTGTATCAAAACACTTCCCAGACTTTCGTAGGGTCCTCAACGAATGCCAGAGATATTCTACAGGAGGAAAAATCGACTCGGGCATTCTTGCATCTTTCTCAGACATCTCTGTAAATGAACTTATTAAAAATCTCAAGGATAAAAACTTTCCTGAAGTCCGAAAGTGGGTGGTCTCCAACTTGGACAACGATGCTTCTAGTCTTCTTCGCAGGATTTATGACGCCTCTTACGATTGCCTTGTTCCCGCATCTATCCCTGCTGCCGTTCTTGTTATTGCTAAGTATCAATACCAATGTGCGTTCGTGGCTGACCAAGAAGTAAATCTTCTTGCTGCATTAACTGAAATTATGTGTGAGTGTGAATTCAAATGAAAACAGTCACTAAAGATACAATTTTTGAATATGGAACTTTTCAAGACAGAATTGATTCTTTTGATGACAATAATGAAAGCGAAATATTTGTAAAATTTCTTCGCAATAAATATCCCGACCAATGTAAAATTGTCACAAAACCTTTTGGTAAGTATGGTGTAGATATTGGTGTTTATTTTGATAACCAACTTAAATGTGCTTTTGATCTTGAAAGGTGCAAAACTTGGAAAGATGATTGGCCATCTAATTGGAGATGCTTAAGTTTTTTGGATAGAAAATCTAAGTATCTTGAATATCCTGAATTTGGAATGGTGTGGTTTAATAATAATCTAACCAAGTTTGCTATTGCTTGGAAAAATGATATTTTAAAGTTTCCAGTTACTGATAGAAACTTACCAAATGGTCAAATTGATAAAGTTAGAAAAGTTGACTTTAAATATGGTAAACTATATGGATCTTCTTTCAGTCCTATTGAAATTGAAAAATTTAAAAATCGTATAAAGTTTGATTTAAAATGAAATCTCTTAAGACGCCATTGCGCTACCCAGGAGGTAAGTCTCGTGCCTGTGAAAAGATTGGATCATATTTTCCAGACCTTCGTGACTATAGTGAATTTCGTGAACCATTTCTTGGTGGTGGAAGTGTTGCGATTTATATCACGAAGAAGTATCCCAACCTAGATATTTGGGTGAATGATCTTTATGAACCTCTGGTAAACTTCTGGCAACAACTCCAGATGTTTGGATATGATTTAAAAAGTGAACTTGTTGATTTAAAAAACGCAAATAATACCCCAGACAAAGCAAGAGAACTTTTCCTTCAATCAAAGGAACGGATCAATGACAAAACCGTGTCAAATTTTGATCGTGCTGTGGCTTTCTATGTTGTCAATAAGTGTTCTTTCAGTGGTCTCACAGAGAGTTCATCATTTTCGCAGCAAGCATCTAATTCCAATTTCTCTATGCGAGGTATCGAAAAACTGCTTGCGTATTCTTCGTTAATTTCTAAATGGCGTATAACTAATTACTCATACGATTATCTTCTGGATGGAGACACTACTGCTTTTGTGTATCTCGATCCTCCTTATGACATTAAGGATAATCTCTATGGGAGAAAGGGATCAATGCACAAAGGATTTGATCACGATAAGTTTGCTGCTGATTGTGATTTTCATTATCCTATGCATCAACTGATTAGTTACAACTCAGACCAACTTGTAAAAAACCGATTCAAGAATTGGAACGCTGCCGAGTTTGATCTTACTTATACTATGCGTTCAGTTGGTGAATATATGCGTGAACAAAAACAACGTAAAGAACTTCTGCTTTTTAATTATGGAATTGAAGGACTGGTTAAACTCAATTAATTTTACAAAAGAAAATTTGATGGATGATCCATCAATAGTAAAAGAGTATTCTCCTTACATTATTAATAGATGTTTATCTGGTCATATAGATTGTGTTCTATTTGTAAATGAAATGAATATGAACCATCACCTAGATAAAGATCTGCAATATTCTTTTTATCTAAATAGTTTGAGGAAAAAGAAGAGATTTTCTCCTTGGCTCCGAAAGGATAAGGTCACGGACTTAGAATGTATAAAACAATACTATGGTTATAGTAATGAAAAAGCATTTCAAGCTCTAAAAATCCTGACAAAAGAACAAATTAATTTTATTAAAAAAAGACTTGACATTGGAGGATCAAAATGACTACTACGGTAGAACCTACGGTTGATTGGTCGCAAGACCAAATGGTGGAGGTAATTCTTAATGAACCAGACGATTTCCTCAAGGTTCGTGAGACTTTGACCAGAATTGGAGTTGCATCGCGCAAAGAGAAAAAACTCTATCAGTCTTGCCATATTTTACATAAACAAGGCAAATATTACATTGTTCATTTTAAAGAACTATTTGCACTGGACGGTAAACATGCAAATCTTACCGTAAATGATGTTCAGAGACGAAATCGTATTGTTCGTTTACTTGCCGATTGGGGACTTATTACCGTTCTAAATCAAGATAAAGTTTCTGATATTGCACCTCTGAACCAAATTAAAGTTCTTGCATATAAGGATAAAGGTGATTGGATTCTAGAACAAAAGTATAACATCGGTAAAAAAGGAAAAGCAGTAGAAACCGAATAAATAGTTGAGTGCCATTCGTGCGGCACTCTACAAAAGTCGGAACACCCTAAAAAGAGGTTCGGTTTTACCGATACCTCTTTTTTTCGTTTCTTGTATAATTAGTAATGGATGCCGAAAGGGTCCACACAATACAAACTCGCTTTTAAAGGAGCTACCATAATGACTAACCTTGTAACTTCACGGTTTACACATGCAGATCTTCCTGCTTTGATGGATAGAATCGCACGCAATAGTATTGGAATGGATGAATATTTTGATCGTCTATTCAATCTTCATGAAACCACTACTAACTATCCACCATACAACTTAGTTCAAGTCAGCAATGTAGAATCACGACTTGAACTTGCTCTTGCTGGATTTAGAAAGAAGGAGGTTTATGTCTACACACAAGATGGTAAACTCTTTGTTGAAGGCCAAAAAGAAGATAAAGAAACGGAGTCCAACTATCTCCACAAAGGTTTGGCTCAACGGAGTTTTAAGAGAGCGTGGACGCTCTCTGATGATACGGAAGTTAGATCAGTTGATTTTGAGGATGGGCTTTTGAATATTACTCTTGGTAGAATTGTTCCTGACCATCATAAACGAAAGGATTATCTCTAAATAAAAATAAAAAATGAAATCTTTCGACGAGTTCAAAACAATCGCATATAAGAATTCTATTCCTCACACTGTTTATTCTGGAGGAAAGCAAAAAAACATTCCAAAAGGAAAAGCAGTTCCGGTAAGAAGTCGATCAAGTGCGGGTGGCAATGGGGATGGTGGAGATGGTGGAGAATAAATAGTAATTGAATATCGTCGGCGCGAGGAGCACCTGGCAAAATCCAGGTTGACTCCTCCTTTTTTTATTGGTAGAATGCTAAGAGGTATGGAGCAACGATGACTGTAAAACTTGCAATTTTAAAATCTGGCGAAGACATTATCGCGGATATACAAGAAATGGTGGTTGAAGATAAAGTAGTTGGTTATATCTTCAATAAACCATGCAGTATTAAAATGAAATCAAGTGAAGAAAAGGAATCTGTTGAAACAAATTCTGTTAAAATAAGATTGGTTCCTTGGATTCTTCTTACTAAAGATACTAGAGTTCCTGTATCTTTAGATTGGGTAATTACTCTAGTCGATCCCATAGATCAATTATCAAACATGTATCAAGAGGACATTTTAAAAAATGAAAAAAATGATCAAAATATTAGCATTAACGAATAGTTTAATTCTTATAAGTGAAATTGAAGAAGTCGGTGCAGACATTGGAGAACCAGATTGTAAACTGATTAATCCATTCGTCGTGAAAAATGATCACACTATGGAACCATTCCTTTGTGGGTTCACAAAAGAAAAAACTTTTATGATGAGTTCGGAAAAGATTCTTACGCTTGTGGATCCAACTCCAACTTTACTTGAAAAATATGAGGACTTGATTAAAGAATGAGATTTTACACTAATGTTCAGTTGATTGGAAATCAATTTTTGGTTCGTGGCGTAGAAAATGGTAAAAGATTTGAAACAAGAGATGAGTTTTTTCCTACTCTTTTTGTAAAAACTAAAAAAGATTCTAAGTATAGGACATTAAGTGGAGAAGCAGTAGAACCAATCAATCCAGGTACAGTTAAAGATTGTCGGGAGTTCTATAAAAAATATGATGAAATCGATGGGTTCGAGATCTATGGAAATGATCGTTATATCTATCAATATATTTCGGAAAAATATTCGGAAGATGAAATCAAGTTTGACATTAGTAAAATCAAACTTGTAACTTTGGATATTGAGGTTGCATCAGAGCAAGGATTCCCTGATGTAGAATCTTGCTCTGAAGAAATTCTTGCAATTACAATTCAGGACTATACAACTAAAGAAATTATTACTTGGGGAGTTAAACCATTTAATAATAAACAGAGTAATGTAACTTATCATTACTGCCCAAGTGAATATGAACTTCTTAATAGTTTCATTAATTATTGGATGGTCGATGTTCCCGATGTTGTGACTGGTTGGAACATTCAGTTATATGACATTCCATATATCTGTAAAAGATTGAATCGTGTTCTTGGTGAAAAACTAATGAAACGATTTTCCAATTGGGGACTTGTAACTGAAGGTGAGATTTATATTAATGGTCGTAAGCATACAACATTTGATGTTGGTGGATTGACTCAACTTGATTACCTTGATCTTTATAAAAAATTTACATATAAAGCACAAGAATCTTATCGACTAGATTACATTGCCGAAGTAGAACTGGGTCAGAAGAAACTGGATCACTCAGAGTTTGACACTTTTAAAGATTTCTACACTAAAGGATGGCAGAAATTCGTAGAGTACAACATCAAGGATGTGGAACTTGTTGACCGACTGGAAGACAAGATGAAATTGATTGAACTTGCGTTGACAATGGCATATGACGCTAAAGTGAACTATGCTGATGTGTTCTACCAAGTTCGTATGTGGGATAACATTATCTACACATATCTCAAGAAAAGAAACATTGTCATTCCTCCAAAAAATAAAACACAGAAGGATGAAAAGTATGCTGGTGCCTATGTAAAAGAACCTGTTCCTGGAATGTATGATTGGGTTGTGAGTTTTGACTTGAACTCACTGTACCCACACTTGATTATGATGTATAACATCTCACCAGAAACTCTTTTAGAAGAAAAACATCCAACAGTTTCTGTCGATAAGATTTTGGATCAAAGTCTTAACTTTGAGATGTATAAAGATTATGCAGTATGTGCAAATGGTGCAATGTTTCTTAAAGAGGTTCGTGGGTTTCTTCCGGAACTGATGGAAAAAATTTATAATGAACGGGTAGTCTTTAAGAAGAAGATGCTTGCTGCAGAACAGGAATATGAAAAGACAAAGAACAAAGAGTTGATTAAGGAGATATCTCGCTGCAATAATATTCAGATGGCGAGAAAGATTCAATTGAACTCTGCTTATGGTGCCATTGGGAATCAGTATTTCCGTTATTACAAACTGGCAAACGCTGAAGCAATCACTCTCTCTGGTCAAGTTGCTATTCAGTGGATTATGAATAAGGTGAATTCTTATTTGAATAAAATTCTTAAAAGTGGGGATTTTGATTATGTTATTGCTTCTGATACCGACTCTCTGTATATTAATATGGGCCCTTTGGTTGAAAGTGTATTCCAAGGAAGAGAGAAAACTACTCAAGGCATTGTTTCGTTCCTTGATAAGGTCTGTTCTGTGGAATTTGAAAAGTATATTGAAAGTTCTTATCAAGAATTGGCGGACTATGTGAATGCTTATGAACAGAAGATGTTTATGAAGCGTGAATGTATTGCTGAGCGTGGTATTTGGACTGCGAAGAAGCGATATATTCTCAGTGTTTGGGATAGTGAGGGAGTTCGTTATGAGGAACCTAAATTAAAAATTAAAGGGATTGAGGCAATTAAATCTTCCACTCCTGCGCCATGTCGTAAAATGCTAAAAGATTCCTTTAAAATTTTGATGAATGGGACGGAGGATGATATAATTAATTTTATTGATAATTGTCGCCTTGAATTCAGGACACTTTCTCCAGAATCTATCTCTTTCCCACGATCAGCTTCTGATGTAACTAAATATCAATCTTCTTCCGATATTTACATCAAAGGAACTCCAATTCATGTTCGCGGAGCTCTCTTGTTTAATCATTACATAAAGAGTAATAAATTAACTAACAAATATTCTCTTATACAGAATGGAGAAAAAATTAAGTTTATCTACCTCAAAAAACCCAATATTATCCACGAGAATGTAATCTCATTTATTCAAGATTTTCCTAAAGAGCTTAATCTTGACAGATACATAGACTATGATTTACAATTTGAGAAGGCATTTTTAGAACCACTTAAAATTATTCTTGATTCTATTGGTTGGAATGTTGAAAAAACTGTAAGTTTAGAATCATTTTTTTCTTAATGGACATACCTATAACAGAAAAAGAATTTAAAATAATTATAGAGATTCTTAAAAATTCTAATCAAAAAGATCTTTATAATAAATTGTGGACTTTTAACATAAACAGGAAAAATAAATTATGGATTTCTTAAAAGATATTGTAAAAGAAATTGGTGGTGAGTATACGCAACTTGCCGCAGACATTGATGAGACTGAAAAATATGTTGACACTGGTTCGTACATTTTTAATGCACTGGTTTCAGGTAGTATATTTGGTGGTGTATCTGGGAACAAGATTACTGCTATTGCTGGAGAGTCTAGTACTGGAAAAACTTTCTTCTCGCTCGCCGTTGTTAAGAATTTTCTTGATACCAATCCCGATGGTTATTGTCTCTATTTTGATACTGAGGCTGCTATTACTAAATCACTTGTAGAATCCCGTGGAATTGATACTTCTCGCCTTGTGGTTGTTAATGTTGTTACTATTGAAGAATTTCGTGGAAAAGCATTAAAAGCAGTAGACCTATACTTAAAAAAACCTGTAGAAGAACGCAAACCTTGCATGTTTGTGCTAGACTCTTTAGGAATGCTTTCCACTGAAAAAGAAATCACTGATGCACTCAATGATAAACAAGTTCGTGATATGACTAAATCTCAACTTGTCAAAGGTGCATTCCGAATGCTCACACTTAAATTAGGTCAAGCAAATGTTCCACTCCTTGTCACAAATCATACATACGATGTCATCGGAGCTTATGTACCAACGAAAGAAATGGGGGGAGGTTCTGGACTCAAATACGCAGCAAGTACGATCATTTATCTCAGCAAAAAGAAAGAAAAGGATGGAACAGAAGTGGTCGGCAATATTATCAAAGCTAAGACTGCTAAATCGCGTTTGAGTAAGGAGAATAAAGATGTTGAGATCCGTCTGTATTATGATGAGCGCGGCCTTGATCGTTACTATGGTCTTCTGGAACTTGGTGAGATTGGTGGACTCTGGAAGAATGTAGCAGGACGCTATGAAATTGATGGTAAGAAAATTTATGCTAAACAGATTCTAAAAGAACCTGAAGTATACTTCACAGAAGAAGTAATGGAACAATTAGACCAAATCGCACGAAAGGAATTTAGTTATGGAGAAAGTTGAGTTTCTAATTCTTAGAAACCTTTTATACAATGAACAATACATTAGGAAAGTAATTCCTTTTATTAAATCTGAATATTTTGAAGACCTTAATCAAAAAATTATATTTGAAGAAATTCAGTCTTTTGTACAACAATACAATCAACCAACAACTAAAGAGGTTCTTTGTATCGAGATAGAAAAAAGAACAGACATTAATGAACAGTCTTTTAAGGAAATTGTGCAAGTAATTTCTTGTTTGGATGATGTGCCTGTTGAGTTTGATTGGTTAGTTAATACCACTGAAAAATGGTGTCGTGATCGTGCCATTTATTTGGCACTTATGGAATCAATTCATATTACAGACGGTAAAGATGAAAAGAAAAATCGTGACAGTATTCCTTCTATTCTTTCTGATGCTCTTGCTGTAAGTTTTGATACTCATATCGGACATGATTATCTACAAGACTATGAACAAAGATACGAATCATATCATAAAAAGGAGGATAAAATTGAATTTGATCTCGAATACTTTAATAAAATCACGAAAGGTGGTCTCCCTAACAAAACTCTTAACATCGCTCTTGCTGGTACGGGCGTCGGGAAGTCTTTATTCATGTGCCATATGGCTAGCTCCGTCTTGCTCCAGGGACGGAACGTTCTGTACATTACGCTGGAAATGGCAGAAGAACGCATTGCTGAAAGAATTGACGCAAACCTCCTGAATGTTCCTATTCAGGATATTGTAGATCTACCAAAGCAAATGTTTGAGAATAAGGTTACAAACCTTGCAAAGAAAACTCAAGGTACTTTAATCATTAAAGAGTATCCAACTGCTTCTGCACACTCTGGACATTTTAAGTCTCTTCTGAATGAACTTGCTCTTAAGAAATCGTTCAAACCAGATATTATCTTTATTGATTATCTAAACATTTGTTCATCTTCAAGGTATAAGGGTAATAGTAATATCAACTCTTATACTTTTGTAAAAGCAATTGCAGAAGAACTTCGTGGTCTTGCTGTGGAATTTAATGTTCCCATTGTAAGTGCTACTCAGACTACTCGTTCTGGTTATGGTTCTTCTGATGTGGAACTAACAGATACTTCTGAGTCTTTCGGTCTCCCTGCAACTGCTGACTTGATGTTTGCGTTAATTTCTACAGAAGAACTTGAAGGTCTTGGTCAAATTCTTGTGAAACAACTTAAGAATCGTTATAATGATCCAACAATTCATAAGCGTTTTGTTGTTGGTATTGATCGTGCCAAGATGAGACTTTATGATTGTGAACAATCTGCTCAGCAAGATATTCTTGACAACGGAAAGGATGAAGAGTATGATTATGAAGAAAAGAAACCTAAAAAATCATTTGAGGGATTTAAATTCTGATGACTATTGATCTTAATAAGTATGTCGAGTTCGTTAATACCACTACTTCTAATCCTAGTAAAGACCACGCATCTTTCATCAACAGTCTTATGGAACTAAGGGAACAGGAGTTTCCTACCGAAAGACTGCTTACTGCTGCTGTAGGAATGTCTGCCGAAGCAGGTGAATTTACTGAAATTGTAAAGAAGATTGTCTTTCAAGGTAAACCTGTAAATCAAGAAAACTTGTTTCACTTGAAGCGTGAACTTGGGGACATTATGTGGTATGTTTCTCAGGCATGTATTGGACTTGATATTTCTCTTGAAGAAGTTATTCAAATGAACTTTGAGAAATTAAATGCTCGTTATCCTGAAGGTGCTTTCAGTATTGAGCGTTCTGAAAATCGTAAAAATGGAGATCTATGACTAAAGAAAAACAAGTAACAATTAAAATGGATGCTCGTGCAGCAGCAGCAGTTCGTCAAGTTTTGTTTGATGCACAAAAAGGATATACTTATGATGAAGTGAGTGTTCCTCCGCGTGTAATTGATATTCGTGAAGTAATTCAACAACTTGACGATAATATTGGTGCTGTTCTTGGTATTTGATCCTTCGGGGTCTTTTTTTATAAATAAATATACAGAATTACTAAAAACTTTCAAATGGATTCTAAAGAACTTAGAGGTTTGTGTGAAGCATATAGTGCAATTTATGATGAAGATCTTAGAGATGAGTTGGAAGAAATGTCAGATGAGTTTGCTGGCATTGAAGATCTTACTGACGAAGAAATTGATACAATTGTAGAAGAAACAATTGATGAAATGCTTGAAGAAGGATATGATTTTGATGAAGTGGAAGAAATCTTTGAAGAAGTTCTTTCGGAAGCAAGAGTTGATATGAGTGCTCGTGCTGCGGCAAGAAAGCAGTATGCACAATCTTCAGAAAAAGCGGCAAGTCAAGCAAGAAAGGCAGGCGCATCTGTAGTCAGAAAGGAAAAGAGAGCAGAAAAAATTGCTAAAGTAAAAGGTGCTGTTAAGTCTGCACTTGGAAAAGCAAAGTCTGCTGGTAAAGCAGCAGTTGCAAAAGCAAAGGAAGCTGGAAAAGAAGCAAAGTTCCGTGCTGTTGATAGACCAGCAGCTGCATATGCAACAAAGAGAGGTCTTCACCCTGCTGCAGGAATGGCTGCAAGATCGAAGGATCCTGAAAAGAGAAGAGGACTGAGAGCAAAAGTTGCTGCTGATATTAAAGGTAGAATTAAGAAGAAAATCGCTCAAGCGCAAGTAGGTGCTTATAGTGCTGCAAGAAAAGCAGGACAAGCAGCATCTGATGTTGCTGGAAAAGCAAAGCAAAGTGCTAAGTACACTGCAGCAAGAACAAAGAGAGGTGTTAAAAAAGCAGTAGGAGCAGCTGCATCTGGAGTTGCTTCTGGTGCTTCAAAACTTGCTTCAAGAATGGCAACTGAAGAAGTTGATGTATTTGATACAACTCTTGCCGAATTGATGGAGCAAGGTAACACTAGAGAAGAAGCATTGAAAATTATGGTTACTGAAACTATCTGATAAATAAATCGGAAGGTTGCTTTAACCCCTTGACTTTTTAGTTGAGGGGTTTTATAATGTCTAAACTTGGGGAATTAGCTCAGTCTGGTAGAGCGCCTGCTTTGCAAGCAGGATGTCAGGAGTTCGAGTCTCCTATTCTCCATAAATATAAAAGCAGAAAAAAATAAATAAAAGTATAAAAATAAACAATATGAAGAGTTTCTTCCAATTTTTATCAGAAGCAACGCAATCGCAAGCATCTATGCAGGCGAAAAAACTTGGATTGCGTGGAGATGGTCATGGTGGATGGGTAGATAGATCTGGCAAAACAGTTGCAAGAACAGAAGAAGGGAAACTTAAATTCACTGATGGTAGACCGACAAAGGGAGAAAAGCAACCAGTAAATAAACAAGCAAAAACTCAATTACCTCAAGCAACTCAAGCAACACAAGCACCTGCACCACAACCTCAAGCGGTATCAGGACAAGCACCAGAAGAGCAACCTGAAGAAGAACTATCACCACTTACTATTGTTTTTGGTCGCTTTAACCCACCAACAATTGGTCATGATAAACTTCTTAAGTCGGCAAAGAGGATTTCTGTTGGTGGAGATATTAAGATTTATCCTTCAAGAACTCAAGATCCAAAGAAAAATCCACTAGATCCTGATATCAAAATTTCTTACATGAAAAAAATGTTCCCAGATTTTGAGGAGAACATTATTAATGACCCATATATGAGAACAATCTTTGATGTTCTTGTTGCAGCACAAGAAGAAGGATATACTAGTGTGAATATTGTTGTGGGTTCTGATCGTCAGGCAGAATTTGAAAACCTTGCCCAAAAATATAATGGAGAACTATATAATTTTGATTTAATTCGAGTTGTATCTGCTGGAGTAAGAGATGCTGATGCAGAAGGTATCGAGGGAATGTCTGCATCTAAAATGAGAAAAGCAGTATTAGATAATGATTTTAATTCTTTCCGTAGAGGAACACCAAAAACATTAGATGATGGAGAAACACAAACACTTTTTGATGCTGTTCGACAGGGAATGAAAGTTAAGAAATCTAAGGTTAAAAAGGAAAGTTATTCTCTATGGGATATTGCCCCTAAGTATGATATGAAAAATCTTCGTGAAAATTATGTAAAGGGAAAAATATTTAAAATAGGCGATAAAATTCAAAATTTAAATACAGGATTAATTGGTGAAGTAATGCGTAGAGGAACTAATCATTTGATATGTGTGACGGAAGAAGGATATATGTTTAAATCTTGGATCAAAGATTTGATGGAATATTCTGAAGTAGAAATGAATAGTCCAATGAGAGATAAAGTACATCCAAATACTCTTGTTGGAACTCTTGGTGCATTTAAACACTATGCAAAAATGACTCCAGGATCGGTTGGAACTAATAAACAATATCTCCAATTTGGAGGAAAGTCATATGGAACCAATTTCATAAATAAGTATAAGGCAAAAAAGTAAGTACTTATTAAGATGTCAACCAATCCTCTGAATGATATTTCCAGAGTATATCTGGAGCAAGTTTCTGAATCTGCAGTTCCTGGTAAACCTGCAGAAAGACTTGGTGCAGTGACTGCTATTCCTAAAAGTGAGCAAGATGCTGCCAGAGAAAGAACACTTGCAAAAGCAAAGGCAATGAGAGAAAAGAAAGGTATCAAGGAAGCAGCAAAACCAGATTACTTGGATTTTGACAAGGATGGTAATGAAAAAGAATCCATGAAGAAGGCTTTGAGAGATAAAGCGAAGCAAAAAATGGAAGAAGCGAAGAAAACAAATGATGGCAATCTTGCAAATAATTATCCTCCATATGACAAAGTAACTAGAGGTGATGTAATTGCGGGTAGGTTGGGTAAGGATGAAATGGGTGGAAGCAAAAAAGTTGCAAAAGAAGGATTCTCCAATTGGAGAGAAGATTTGGTTGAAATTACCGATAAAGTTGATAATAAGGAAAATCAAAAAATTGTTGAAAAGCAAGTAAAAAATAAAATAAAAACAAGTGCAATTGGGTCTGGTATTAAAATAGGTGAATCAGTTGAAAATCTTGGTGGAACATTGATTGAAATGGTAGAACTTGATGAAGAAGTTCTTACTGAAACTGTTGATATTGCGACTGAATATTTTTATGAACAGGGTTTAAATGAAGAAGGTTTAGATATTCTTATTGAAGAACTTGGGCTTGAGGAATTTGTAAATTTTGTTTTTGAAATTTCGGAAGAATATACATTAAACGAAGCAAGAACTTTACTTGGTAAAAAGAAAAGTCCTCAAAAACTTCCAAAAGGAACTGCACCGTCTCAAGCAACAAAGGCAGCAGTTCAAAAGTATGGAACTACTCGAAGATTTAAGTCAAGTCCTGCATCGTCAACTGTCAGAAAAAAATCAGTTGCTATTAAAAAAGCTGTTGAAAAGCAACCATCTAAGAAACCAGTAAGAGATGCAATTGCAAAAGGAATTTTTGGCGCAGTAAAAGCATACCAATCTGGAATGGAAAGGCATCGTGCAGCAACTCAAACTGCAGGAAAAGCACTAAGAGTTGCTGCAAAAGGAGCATCTGAATTTGGTAAAGGCGTAAAATCTGGTGTTACTGGAACTGTTACTGCTGCTAAAAAAATTAAAAAAGCAGTATCTGAGGAAGTAATCAATGAAAAAGCTGCTAGTGAGCAGCAGCAAAAAATATTTGGACTTGCTCTTTCGGTAAAAAGAGGTCAGACTCCAAGATCTGAAGTAAGTGATGCTGTTCTTAAAATTGTTGATGATATGAGTGAGAAAAAAATTCGTGATTTTGCAAAAACAAAACATGAAAGAATTCCTAAAAAAGTTGAAGAAGCAGTCGCAGATTCTACTGCATTAACCCCTCAAGAACTTCAAGTTCAAAAACAAAGAGCTTCTCTTGACACTAGGATTGCTACTCTTAGAAAACAAGCATTAATGAAGCAAAGAAAACCAGAAACTGTTTCTGAAGAAGATTCTGATCGAATGAAGGATAGACAACTTGAGCGTGGTGGAATGGGTGCTCGTTCTTCAACATCTCCTGCAAAACAATCTGCATCAAAACCAGAAACTCCAGCAGAAAGAGAAGCAAGAATGAAAAGACATAAAGAGACCTCCCAAAGAGCGTTAGATTTTGTGAGACAACAAATGATTTCCAAACATGGTAAAGGATCTTTAATGTAATCCTAAATAAGATAGGATACTCTCTTACGGAGGAACATCATGGGCGCAGTAGTTGCAGTGGTAAAACCACTTTTAATTCAAATCGCGACACATCCAGCAGTTAAAAATCTTGTTCTTGACTTACTTAAAAAGTATGTTGATAGTACAGATAATAGCATTGATAATGTAGTTTATGATCTTGTAAAGGATAAACTCTTTACGCCACAAGCATGATTACTTGTTTTGTGACCAACTGGGGAGTTACCATTGTTCTCGGTCTACTGCTAACCACTTCCGAGTGGTTAGCAAAAACAAAAAGATTTGAGGAAAATGGATTACTTGATCTGACAACTAATTTTTTGAGGGTTGTTTTACATAAAGAGACCAAAAAGTAAGGTCTCTTTTTTTTATAAATAATTTTTAGCAAATAACTTTTACGGAAGAAAGAACATGGCACTCTGGGGAAATAATGATGCTAAAGGTTCTGGTGGTACAGTATCTTTAGACTATCAAACTTTGACTGTGACCGGTAGTGGTACTACTTTTGGCAATGCAGGTGCTGCAGCAGTTGGTGATGTTATTCGTTTTGGATCTAGAACGGGTACTTATTATGGTGATGCTGTAATTGTGGGAATTACAAGTGCAACACAACTTTCAATTGCTTCTACCTCCAATTTAAGCGGTGCTACTATTTCTGGAGTTCAATTTGATATTAGCGAATTACCTAAGTATACTGTTCTCGATAGTACATTCAGTGCAGCAAATATTGCCGCTAGAAGTTTTTCACCAATTACATATACTGGAACTGCAACAGCATCTGCTGGAATTGGAACAAATGTTATTTCGTCAAGTGTTTTAAATGGGGCAACTGGAGTAGTTGTTGGTGATGCTCTAGTAAACAATGGTAATAATGTTGTTATTAATAGCATTGGAGCAACGACAATTTCTCTTGCTTCAACAATTAGTGCTGGAATTAGTACAGGTGATATATTAAGATTCGCAAGACTTGCTGATGGATATGCTAGATCAGTTTATGGTGTTGCTGATGCTGGAATTGAAGTAGCACAAGGAACTTCATACGCTTTAACTCATGAGGGATGGGTTGGGGTTACAACTTACATGGGAGTTGAAGGTGAAATGAGAGTCAAGACCGAAGTTCTTGTTGCAATGTCTGGAATTACTACTGGTAATACTCCACTTTATCCACCTGCTTGAATTTAATAGTCTATGTTATTTACTGAATTGAATGATGATAATTTTCTTTTATTTGCAATAAAAAACTATGAAAATCCTCAAGCGGTAACCAAAGAAGATTTTGATAAAGATTTAAATCATTTTAAGTACATTAAAAGATTATTGAAGCGATATAAAAAATCAGGTGAATTGAAAACTCACTTGATTTTAAATCACTTTATTATTCTCTATAATATATTTGGTGAAGCGGCAACTCCAATGTTATTTTTTAAACTTGAAAAAGATTTGTGGAATGTAGTTAAATCTTTTATTATTTTTTTGGGTAAGTTACCAGAGTATCCAAAGTCTAGTGTGAGTAACATTCAGGTTGATATGTATTGTTTGTCCGAACTGTATAAAATCTACAATGGAAAAGAAGAAACTGGACAGGATAATTGAAATAATAAGAGAGCAAATGGTCGCAAATGCTCCAGGAGGATCTGGTGGTTTTTCTGGATCCGCTCAAGCAAAGGGTCCAACTGCTGGTTTTGATCCTGTTATGGGAATGACTAGAAGAAAAAAGATAATTGGATTAGGAAAAAATTCCAGAAATCGTTGGGATCCTAAAAAACAATCAACTTAAAGACAATGTTCGGACAAGACTCAAAGATTAAAGTTGCGGTTCTTGAAGAAAGAGTGAAAATTCATGAGGAAATGGTAGAGCGTGTAGACGCTGCCATTCAAACTCTCAGTGAAACAAATCAGAATATTTGTAAAATGCTTGCAGTTCATGATGAAAGAATTTTTAATTGTGCAAGAAGTGATGTGGATATCAATGAAAAAATGGGTAAACTTGAAGTAAAAGTAGACGAACTTTCTAAGTTCAAATGGATGGCAGCAGGTGTTGTAGCACTTGCTTTGTTGTTTGTTCCATTTGTAACAGATTTTATAAATTCTTCAATAAATTCTTTAACCGAACAAGTTAAAACTAAATAATCAAGTGTTGGCACTGGTGCCAATGAAAACTAAAAATAAAACAACCATATATTCTCTTCAAAAGATTACAAACTCAGTTATAAAGTGGACAGGTCTTATAACTGTTTTGTGTCTTGACAAAACACGATAACCTAGTAGAATAAACAGACTCCACACAGTGTATTGTCATGGATTTTATTGATGTTAAATACATCAATTTGATTTCTTCTAGATTTCAAAAATTTAAAAGAGTAAAGCATAATCTTTACAACTTTCGTTGTCCTATTTGTGGCGATTCTCAAAAAAATAAAACCAAAGCAAGAGGATATTTATACCAAGTAAAAACTAATACAAACTTTAAGTGTCATAACTGTGGTATTAATATTTCTTTTAATAATTTTTTAAAGCAAATTGATTCCGTAATCTATAAACAATATACTTTCGAAAAATTTAAATCGGGAAATACGGGTAAAAACTTTGTTGTCGATGAACCTGTATTTAAATTTGAAGCGCCAAAGTTTAAATCAAAGATAAACTTACCAAAAGCATCCGAAAATTCTGATGCAAAAAAGTATCTAGAGAATAGAAAACTAAACCCGGATAAATTTTATTACACAGATCAGTTTAAATCGTGGACTAATTCCCTAAAAGAAGTCTTCGATGATACTTCTAAAGATGAACCTAGGATTGTTATTCCTTTGTTCTATCAAAATACTCTTGTTGGATTTCAAGGAAGATCTTTAAGTTCCAGCAAGATTAAATACATTACTATAATGCTCAGTGACGATGCACCAAAAATCTATGGTCTTGATGAAGTCCAAAAAAGTGAAACTGTCTACATCACCGAAGGTCCATTCGACTCAACTTTCATTCGCAACGCGATTGCTCTTTGCGGAGCTGATGGTGATGTTGCTAAGTGGGGTATTTGTGATTGTGTTTGGATATACGATAACGAACCACGTAATTCAGAAATCTTATCAAGAATTTCCCGTGTTATCGAAGATGGACAAAAAGTTGTCATCTGGCCTTCAACAATAAAAGAAAAAGACATCAATGATATGGTTTTATCTGGACTTAACGTTCAAAATGTGATAGAATCAAATACTTACTCTGGATTAGAAGCAAAACTTAAATTTACTACCTGGAAGAAAATATGAGCAACGGTACAAAGGTTAAAAAGCGTGATGGTCGAATTGAATCTCTTGACCTAGATAAGATGCATTTGATGGTTGAGGAGGCATGTAGGGGTCTTGCGGGGGTCTCTGCGAGTCAAGTTGAGATGACTTCGGGTATTCAGTTTTATGATGGAATTACTACCGCAGAAATTCAAGAAATCTTGATTCGTTCTGCATCGGATTTAATCGATTTGGAGCATCCTAACTATCAATATGTTGCTGCTCGTCTGCTTCTTTTTGCAGTCCGTAAGCAACTTTATGGAAAGATGAAAGAATTGCCTTCTCTTGAGCACCATATTTACAATTGTGTAAATCGAGAAGTATATGATAATGATATTTTTAACAAGTATTCAAAAGAAGAAATTGATAAAGTTGATTCATATATTGATCATGACCGCGACTATTTGTTCACTTATGCAGGTCTACGTCAAGTCGTTGATAAGTACCTCGTGCAAGATAGAAGCGGTGGTGGAGTATATGAAACTCCGCAATTCATGTATATGATGATTGCTCTCACTATCTTCGCAGAGTACCCAAAAGAAACTAGAATGTCATATGTTAAGAGGTATTATGACGCAATCTCCAAGCACAAAATCAACATCCCAACTCCCATCATGGCAGGAGTGCGAACGCCACTTAGACAATTTGCTAGTTGTGTTCTTGTTGATGTTGATGACACCCTCGATTCTATCTTTAGCTCTGATATGGCTATTGGTAGATATGTTGCACAGAGGGCGGGAATCGGCATCAACGCTGGTAGGATCCGTGGCATCAACAGCAAAATCAGAGGGGGAGAAGTTCAACACACGGGTGTTGTACCATTTCTCAAGAAGTTTGAAGCAACTGTCAGATGTTGCACGCAGAATGGCATACGAGGTGGATCCGCGACAGTCCACTTCCCAATCTGGCACCAAGAAATAGAAGATATTCTTGTTCTTAAAAACAATAAGGGTACGGAGGATAATCGTGTTCGCAAACTTGATTACAGCATTCAAATCAGCAAACTCTTCTATGAGAGGTTCATTCAAGATGGTGAGATCACGCTTTTCTCCCCACATGATGTACCTGGACTTTATGATTGCTTTGGACTCGCTGGTTTTGATGAGCTCTACTGTGCATATGAAAAGGATTCGTCCATTCCGAAAAAAACTGTTAAAGCACAAGAACTCATTCTCAATCTCCTTAAAGAAAGAGCTGAGACGGGTAGGATCTATATTATGAATATTGATCATTGCAACTCTCATTCTTCATTTAAAGATAAGGTGAATATGTCCAATCTCTGCCAAGAGATTACTCTTCCTACTGATCCAATTCATCATATTGATGATAAGATGGGTGAGATTGCTCTTTGTATTCTTTCAGCTATCAATGTTGGAAAGGTAAAGTCTGATGAAGAACTTGAAGAACTTTGTGATCTTTCTGTTCGTGGTTTGGATGAGTTGATTGACTATCAAAAGTACCCCGTAGAGGCGGCAGAAATCGCCACCAAGGCGCGTCGTTCTCTTGGTATAGGGTTTATTGGTCTTGCACACTATTTGGCAAAACTTGGATTCGATTATGATTCTCAGGAAGCATGGGATGCTGTTCATGGTTTGTCAGAATCTTTCCAGTATTACCTTTTGAAGTCATCAAACCAACTTGCTAAAGAAAAGGGTTATTGTGAATATTTTGGACGCACCAAGTATGCAGATGGCATTCTTCCAATCGACACTTATAAAAAAGATGTAGACGAAATTTCATCCATAAACCTTCAGCATGATTGGGAAAATCTTAGAGCATCTATCTTGGAACACGGTCTCAGGCACTCAACACTGTCCGCACAAATGCCATCGGAGAGCAGTTCCGTTGTGTCAAACGCAACAAATGGAATCGAACCACCTCGCGGATTCTTGTCCGTTAAGAAAAGTAAAAAGGGACCACTCAAACAAATTGTTCCACAATATCATGCTCTTAAGAATAACTATACGCTTCTTTGGGATATGGAGTCCAATCGTGGTTATATTAATGTTGTTGCTGTGATGCAAAAATTCTTTGATCAGGCAATTTCTGGAAACTGGAGTTACAATCCAGAGAACTATGATGACAATGAAGTTCCAGTTTCTGTAATGGCAAATGACTTTTTGACTACATACAAGTACGGGTGGAAAACTTCTTACTATCAAAATACTTATGATATTAAGACTGATGAAGTAGTAGAAGAAAAACCCAATCTTCAAGATTTGCTAAGTGAGTTAAGTACAGTAGAGGAGGGAGAGTGTGAATCCTGTGCAGTTTAAAATTTCTTCAACCGAAGAAACCACCGAAATTAAAGGAATGACCGTTTTTAATACTGAAAAAGTAGATACCAAGAAGCAACCAATGTTTTTTGGTAAACCTCTTGGGATTCAGAGATATGACTCATACAAGTATCCCATCTTTGACAAATTAACTACTCAGCAACTTGGATACTTCTGGAGACCCGAAGAGGTATCTCTCCAAAAAGATCGTGGAGATTATCAAACACTTCGTCCCGAACAAAAGCATATCTATACTTCTAATCTGAAGTATCAGATTATGCTTGACTCTGTTCAGGGTCGTGGTCCTGGTATGGCATTCATTCCTTACTGCTCACTACCTGAATTGGAAGCATGTATGGAAGTATGGGGATTTATGGAAATGATTCATAGTCGTTCATACACTTATATTATTAAAAACATTTATTCAGACCCATCTGAAGTTTTTGATACTATTATTGGCGATGAGCGTATTCTGGAACGCGCTAAGACCGTTACAAAATCATATGATGATTTCATTCAATCAGCCCAAACTTATGGTACATCCAATGCTTGGATGCATAATCTTGAAGGAGTCTCATACGCAAAGGAAACAATCAATGATGTTAAACGAAAACTCTATAGAGCAGTCGCAAATGTTAATATTCTTGAGGGTATTCGCTTCTACGTTAGTTTTGCTTGTAGTTTCGCCTTTGGTGAACTTAAGCTTATGGAGGGATCAGCTAAGATTATCTCTCTCATCGCAAGAGACGAAAATCAACATCTAGCACTTACTCAAAACATTCTGAATAAGTGGAGAGATGGTGATGATCCTGAAATGCAAAAGATTATGAAAGAAGAGGAAGAATGGACTTATAAGATGTTTGATCGTGCTGTTAATGAAGAAAAGCGTTGGGCAGACTATCTGTTCAAAGATGGCAGTATGATTGGACTCAATGATAAACTTCTTCAGCAATATGTAGAGTGGATTGCAAATAGAAGACTTAAAGCAATTGGATTAAAACCCCAATACGATATTTCAGCAAACAACAACCCACTTCCTTGGACACAGCACTGGATTTCTTCTAAAGGTCTCCAGGTTGCTCCCCAGGAAACGGAAGTAGAATCATATGTAGTTGGTGGAATCAAACAAGATGTTACCAAAAATACTTTCTCAGGATTCAAACTATGATGAATGGTGTGAACAGGAAATTCTGAACGCATACAAAGAAGCGGCAGAATGTGATGAGTTTATGTTTGGAGATTATGACTTTTGTAAAGAATGGTTAAATGATATCTGATAGATAGGGGAGGTCACACTCCTCTTTTTTATGCCAAAAAATCAAATAAACAAAGACGAACTTAAAGTTCGTGTTTTAAAATTAAAAGATAAATTACACAAAGATCATATTCGACCAGAAATGGATATGAAAGGACTTGCTCATAAATATCTGAATGAGGTTTTAGATATTATTGATGAGTATAGATATTGACTATGATAATCCTTGGATCTATAATGGGAATCCTTTCACAAGTGAAGATATCGGAGACCATTATGGATTTGTTTATTTGATTGAAAATAAACTAAACGGTAAGAGATATATTGGTAGAAAATACCTTTGGCAATTTAGAACACCAAAAGGTAAAAAACGAAAAGTAAAATCAGAATCTAATTGGAAAGAATACTATGGGTCTTGTCCGGAACTTAAAGAAGACATTGACAAATTGGGCAGAGAAAATTTTAGTCGAACTATCTTATCATTACATAAAACAAAGGGCAAAACAAACTTCGAAGAAACGAGACAGTTATTCGTCAACGGAGTTCTCACAGAATCACTTGACAACGGAACACCCGCCTACTACAATAGCAACATCCTCAACAGGTACTTCCGAAAAGATTATTATGGAAACTCAGATTGAACCAGTTCCTTATGTGAGGAATTGGTCTATTGATCGGATTCGTCACCTTGCAGATCATGGTGGAATGGAGGATCAACTTAATGCTCTTGCAATTGCTTCCGAATTTGATGAGTGGATTAATATCCCAGAAGGAATGCAAGAACTGAATTATCTTTGTTTGGAGGATGATGATTGGACAGATGAGCAAGAAGTTGATGTTCGGTAATCCAACCAATTGACAAAATCTAAATAAAAACTTATAATGTTAATAACCCACCATAAGGTGGGTTTTCTTATAATGAGACTTTGAGTGACATTTAGAGCCGTGGAAAGTGCCCTTTGAGAAAAGGGTGTACCCCCTTTCTATACGGATGTAGAGTTCAATTAATTTTAATGCTTAACTTCTTTACTGTAGCCGTTCCCCTTATGGCAATGGTTACAACCAATACGGCATCACTGCCTTTCTCTAGTTATAAACTGCAAGGTCCGCCTCCCCCAGTGGAAGAAAAACCTTACTCAATTATTAAAGAGTTTGAACCAGAGACGACAGCAATCCGCGAGGTTGCACCAATAAAGCCAAAAGAGAAAAGGCTAATTTGTAAAGGGTGTAATGAATATGAGAATGCTACCTTGGATTTTTTCCAGGATCGTGGTATTAAAGACAGAAACGCCCTTGCTACCATTATGGGCAATATCCGTCAGGAATCAACTTTTATTCCTAACATTTGCGAAGGTGGTAGCAGAACCAGTTGGCATAACTGCGGTCGCGGTTATGGACTGATTCAATGGACATCTGCCGACAGATATTATGGATTGGGTGATTTTGCTAAGAGGTATGGTGGTTCTCCATCATCACTTCACACGCAACTTCGTTATCTAATGACTGAGGTTCAATGGCAACGAATTGAAGACAGGATGAAAACTCCTGGCAAGTCTATCAATCGTTACATGGACTATGCGTATAGTTGGATTGGTTGGGGGCATCATGGTGCCCGCACTTCGTATGCTCATGAGTATGCTTCCAAACTGATCACGGTAGAAGTTTGATACAATAAAATATAGAATATGACAACTGAATAATAAATAGAGGAGAGTGGTTGCTACTCCTCTTTTTTTATGTTCAATTTTAACTTCGGAAAAAAGAAACCAGATAAGAAGCAGATACTCCTTATAAGCGTCATACTCAGTGCTATCGTAGCAACCCTCTCCCAATGCACTGGAGCGCCTCAGGAGCGTCTCTGGGACCTTCTAGACGAGGTTCAGAGGACTCTGTTCCCAGGCACCATAATCAACGATGTACTGCTTCAGGATCCTGGTGTAGTGGATAGAAGGGTTGAGCGTGATGTGGATAAAGCGATTCGTGACTATGAACGCTTGACAAGAGACTCAGATCCACCTAGAGTACCTTTGCCACGGTTGATCGAGAAAGCTCCAGATAACTCTGAAGCTCAAAAATTATTAGGAGGTGAAATGAGGTTATGTGCTCCATGGGTTGACACCTGCCCTAAGGAGTGATACAATATACAGGTAAACAAATGACTCAGTAGCTCAGTTGGATAGAGCATCTGCCTTCTAAGCAGTTGGTCGGGGGTTCAAGTCCCTCCTGAGTCGTTGCTACTTGCGCTGGAAAGATAAACCAGAATGCCGTAGCAAGATAGAGGGTAAGCCTCTGTTATATCCTTGAGGTATATTACGCTTACTCCATCTAGTCGATGTGGCGGAATTGGTATACGCGCTGGGT